GGGTTGATTGCGTTGGACGATTTGGAGAGTAATGAGACTTGTGAGAGCGAGGATCAGAGGAAGAAGTTGGAGGCGAGAGTTACTAAGGAATTGATACCTAAATTACTCCCTGGCGGGCAGATGGTATATTTTGGGACGCTTATTCACTCGCTGTGCTACTTAAAGCAAATTTTAGATGGTGGTGAATTAAACACGATGGGGGGGAATGGGTGGTTTAAGAGGTTGTATCGTGCGTATGACGGTGAGCAGGTGGCTGGGAATGAGTTATGGCCTGCGATGTTGCCGCACAGTGAGTTACAGAGCCGTAAGGCAAAGATGGGGAGTTCTGCGTTTAATAGCGAGTACATGAATAATCCAGTAGCGTCGGAAGATGCTCCGATTAAGGACTACCAGATAAGGACTTGGAGTGAGTTGCCGACGCAATATAGCTGTGTGATTGCGGTAGACCCTGCGTATAGCGAGGATGCTAAGGCGGATTATAAGGTGGCGACAGTGGTTGCTATAGACCAGGCGCAGAATAGGTATTGCATTGAGTACATACGGACTAAAAAACCTTCTGGTGAATTTATCGACGGTGTTTTAAATCTATATCAGAAGTATAAGAACACTATTACTGCATTAGGAGTTCCTGCGGCTGGTACTGAGAAGGAATTTTATAGGGCATTTACGGCGAAAGCTGAGTCGAGGAAGCTATACCCACCGATGGTTGAGCTAAAGAATTTGTATGTTACATCGACTGGCGAGGCCAAGCGTGGTAAACACCAAAGGATTATTGCGGCATTACAGCCGTTATTTGAAAGTGGGAAGTATTATATCGGTAAAGACCACTTTGAACTACGGGATGAATTATTAACAATTAAAAGTTCCGTACATGACGATATTGTTGACGCAATAACATATTGCGAAAGTTTATTGACACCCATATATTTTGATGATAATAATAAAAACGAGAGTTGGGATATAGAACGTGAGCCTGTATTACAAAAAGGACGTGCAGCGTCATACGGAATGGAGGATTAAATGGCTACTTCAAAGAAAAGCAAGAAAGTAAAGAAGGTAAGCAAGGAAAAGATGTGCTAGGAGGGATGTATGGTAATGGTTGTTCGTCCTGTCAAGTGGAAGTCAGATAAGAAGTCCGAGAAGAAAAAATAAAATTACCCGCCTTAAGGATATATGATATACGACGGAACTGGTCGCAAAGACTATAAGAATAACAGTAAACACATTAAACAGCCCGATGAGGAAGTTAATGTTCCGCAAAAGCCCGTCAATGATGATTGTTTTACTTACCTGAAAAAGAAAATTGAGACAGCATTAAATGATACGAATAAATGGTCTGATAATCAGGCGAAATTCAATCGTATCCGTATGCGTATTAAGAAAACAAAGACATTTCCGTTTGTTGGGTGCAGTAATTTACGTATGCCGACGGCGGATACTAAGATTAAGAAACTAAAAGCGTCTTTAGTCAATGTAATCTTTGGTATTCGCCCTGTTGTTCAGGTTGTACCATCTCCAGAGGGTAATTTTGATACGGCGATGAAGATTGAGAAATGGCTTGACCATCTTGTTATGGACAAGATGAATATTAAGCCTAAAGGTATTATTGCCGTCGATCAGACGCTTGAGAGTGGATTTTATTTACTAAAACCATATTGGAAATTAGATGTTGGTGCTAAGACGCTTGAATTTGAATTAGAAGATTTAAGCATGGAAGAGGTTGCTTTTATTTCTGATGGGAATAATGGTGTTGCTGAAATAATTCAGTTTTTGGTTGAGAAATTTGAAGTTGATATGAGCGATAAAGTTGCTGAGGAGAACGCTACTGAATTAGAGCGTGTTGCTATTAAGATTCTACAGGGCGAAGAAGAGATTGATTTTACGGTACAAGAAATTTATTATGACGCCCCTGACGTTGCTCTTATAAACCCAAATAAATGTTATGTTCCGGCTGGTACTGGCTATGACCCACAGAGCGCCGAGTGGATTTGTCACGAGTATGAACTTACTTTAGATCAGCTAAAATCATGTGCGAAATACAAAGGATGGGACATTGAAGGGGTAAATGAGGTTAGTTCCTATGTGGGGTTCGACACTAGAAACTTAAAGGAATTTCAATTAGATAAAAAAGAGGGAATTGACCGTCTTAACGGAACAAATAGCGGGATAAAGATTTGGGAGTGGTACGGTTATTACGATATTAATGGCGACGGAGTTAAGGAGAAGTGCGTTATTACATCTGCGCCTGATTTTAGCAAGACAATGCGTAAGATAGAGTTGCCTTTTGATAATGGCAAATGGCCTTTTGTGAAGTTATATGGTGAATTAACGACGGATAGATGGTTTTCACATCGTGGGATTGTTGAGATTGCAGAGGATTTGATTAAAGAGATTGATGTTCAGCATAATATGAAGTTAGATTCACAGACTACTCGCAATGCCCCAATGATGTTGTATAGGGCTGGCATGGTTAATCCAAATTTAATTCAAAATATTCCGAATCAAGCTATTCCTGTTCGTGGTGGCCAACCTCTTAGCGACACTGTATTGAAGATGGATTCAAATAATCCTAATGTGGAATATTCATATAAAGATGAACAGATGATTTTGGAAAGTAAGATTGAAGAACTAACTGGACAGGTTGATTATTCTTTACAGAGCATGATTAATAAACGTCAGCCACGCACATTGGGTGAGGTTGAGTTGCAGAATCAATCAGCGCAGAATGTATTTACTTTAGATTCTGATATGTTCCGTCAGCAATTCGCTGAATTATTTGGGTGGATTTGGGATTTATGGAGCCAATATGGTAATGACCAAGAAGAGTTTATGTACTTCGGGCAGAATGGATGGGAGCCAATTCGGTTATCCAAAGAAGAGATTCAGGGTAAATATAGGTTTACTGTTCGTGGCAATGACCAAAACACCAATCCACAGAATAAAATGGCTAAAGCTCAGCAGATTGTTATGGCTATAACAAATCCTGTGTTCTTACAAGCTGGTGTTATTACACAACCACAGATGTTGGCTGGGTTAAAAAGATTTTTTCAAACGCTTGATGTTGATGGATGGGAACAGTTTGTCAATATGCAATGGCAACCACCACAACCTCCTCCACCGCCTCCTCCGGCTGTGTTAATTAAGCCTAATTTTGATGAGCTTACAGACGGTGAACAGGCACAGGTACTAGCATCTGCTGGTGTTAATCCTGATATTTATGGCCGAGCTTTAAATAAACAAGAAGAATTACATAATAATTCAATGGATAGAATAGCAGAACATTCAAGGAACGGTAATGGTAGACAACAGCGTTGAATTAGAGAATTATTTAATTGAACGAATTGAAAAATGCACAAGCATTATTGAAGGGCTTGAGAATAATTCTGCATTTAAAGCGTTATTAGATGATTTTAAAAAATCGGCAGCTGATATTGATACAGTATGGCATTTAGAAACAGATTTAAATAGATTAAACGAGATGAGAATTACTAAATTCGCTACAAATGCACTTATTATGTCTCTTGAGAATTATAAGCATGACTTAGAGAAAGCAACAGAACAACTTGCTAAATTACGAAATAAAGATTTGTTAATTGATAAAGATTATGATGGCAATTAAAAATAATTTTGTATTTTAATTAAATCAATGTTATAAGGGATATGATGAACGGGAACGATTATAAATCTGGAATATCTGCAACAGCACTAAGACCACTAGCTGGTGTTATGTATGTCGTCGGAGTTAATACAAAGAACAGCAAAATAATGAAGCGTGTTGGTTCTACAGTCCTCAATCGTCTTGAAAGCCTCGATCCTGAGTTTGGTGCTGAAAATGGAATGATTACTGAAGTAATTAATAAAGGATATGGCGAATCACAAAATCCTTTATATCAAAAATTTCTGAATAATGAATTTGATGATGATAAGCAAAAAAGTATTGCTAAGAAATCTTTAATTATGGCTTCTGGACTTGTTCGTAAAACTATTCCTAGAGATACGGAAGAATTTTTCTTCTCAGAAGATTTAAATGAACAAGGTAAGAAAGTTAAGAAAGAGGATGTAAAATTTGTTAAAAGTAATAAGAATTCTGGTAATAAGCCAGGTAAGGCAGTTGCAGTAAACAAGGTTGGTAAAATCGCTGGAAAGCGCTAGACTCCAAAGGTGAAAAATGTTAGAACCAAATGAAGCCGCCACTGTGACGGACTCGGCACCCGTCGACCAAGTAGCGCAAGAAAGCGCAGTTGACACGCAGGAAGTCGCTACACCTGAAGGCAACGAGCAAGTCACTCCCGAACAGTCGGGGCAACAGACTGTAAAATCTGAGGATGTCGATGAGTTTGGTGTTCCGTGGAAAGAAAGAGCAAGAGAATACCAAAGGAAATTGGCAGAAACAACGGAGCGGTTACCTAAGATTGTAGAAGAAACACTTGCTAAACAACAAGCTCCACAGGTTAAACAGTATTCAATTCAAGAACTAGAGCAAATTGCTTTACAGAATCCAGAATTACGTCCTCAAGTAGAAGAGGAAAAAGAAAAGATTCGTCAAAATCAGTTCTTGCGTGTTATCGAAGAAAGGGATCAGAAAGCAGTAGAAGCACAGAAAGCAGAGCGTATTCGCTATGAATCTGAGCAAACTGTTATTAATGACCCAACTTTTAAAGATTGTTTTACTCAAAACGCTCTTGGACAAAAACAGTGGAATCAATCTCATCCTTTGACGAGGATGATTGGGGAAATCTTGCTAGACCCAAGAATACAACAGACCCCTGATGGGATTAAAATAGCCGCTGATATTGCTTATGGAAGATATGCTAGGGAATTAGCCACTAAGGCTACAACTCAAGCAAAAGTTCTACAAGCTAATTTAAAAAAAGAGCAGAAGAAAACAATGGTTGAGGGCGGTAACACAGTAAGTCGTGGTAGTGTTGACGAATTTACCAAAGCAAAAGAGGAATTATCTAAGACTGGTTCTGTTAAAGCCGCTCATTCGGCGGTAGCTGCCTATCTTAAAAAGACAGGAAGACTCCGCTAGGGGGATATATAAATGGCTAACGGTGTCGGTGGTACATATACGTATGATGATGCAGCAAATCGTGAAGATTTGTTGGACATTATCTCTAACTTAGATTACAAAGAATTTCAGTTGACTTCTGGTTTATCAACTGGAACGGCTGACAATATTCTTCACCAATGGTTGAAGGATACTCTTAAAACACCTGGTACTAACGCTTATGCGGAAGGTGTTGATGCTTCTTACCAAGATAGGACTGACCCAACCCGTTTAACTAACTGGACGCAGATTATCCGTATTCCGTTTTCAGTTAGCGATACGGAACGTCGTGTTGTATCTGCTGGTTTTAATGACAGATATACCTATGAATCTACAAAGGCTATGAAAGAATGGAAACAAGATTTAGAGTTTGCCGTTCTTCGTGGTTCTTTGGCTTGCGGTTCTGGTTCTGCTGCTCGTCAGATGAAGGGTATTAAGAACTGGGTTGCTAACGTAACATCGCAATCTGGTACTTCTATGACAGAAACAATGTTAAACGACTATCTTCAAGCTGTGTGGGATGATGGTACACAAGTAAACGCTATTTATGCTCCTATTTATTTAAAGCGTAAGATTAGTGGATTTACTGCTGGTACTACTAAATTCACAACTGCTGATGATAAGCGCTTAACTAACGCTGTTGACGTATATCAAGCAGACGCAGCTTCGATGGTTAAGTTGTTTAAGCATCGTTTTATGAGCGGTCAAAGCGGAGATATTAATTACGATTTACTCGGTATTAATGAAGAGTTCTTCCGTATTGATTATCTTCGTAAACCTGTTGTTCGTGAATTAGCAAAAACTGGTGACGCAACCAATGGTGAAATCGTTGGGGAATCAACAGTTGCTTGCTTGCATGACAATGCAGGTTTCTTAACGCAACGGTTACTGTAATACAAACCCGAAGGGGCGGCGGGTAAACCGCCCCATTTAACTATGGCTCAAGGCTCCCGTGAAGATGCTATAAGAGCATTAATTAATTTCTGGCTTAAAGATCCTTCCATTAGCTGCGGTTCATGTGGTTCAGCTCAAAGCGTATTAAATCTTAAAGTAAAAGAAGATGGTAATGTAGTATATGAATGTTGCGACAATGTATTTCTTGGCGACAATAAATCTCATTTTGAACATTTCAGAAAAGAATTAAGAGAAACACGAGAAACACGGAGCAATAAATACGCATCACAAAAAGACAAGTCAATGAGACTTGCAATTCAAATGCCTCCCGCCTTGTTGTTATTCCTTGAACACTCCTTTAGGCGATTATATAAAGAAGAACTATTCACAAAGAAGTATAATGTCATATGGTTCGCAAAAAAATTTAGAAAAGAATTTTCTGTGCCAGAGGAGATTTAATGGAGAAACTAGCCCTTTGCCTTATTGTAAAAGATGAGATTATCCAAGTAAAAACAATCCTTGAGAAATATGCTAAGTATTTCGATGAGGTTGTATTAGCTGTCGATTTTAAATTTGAAGAGTTTAAAGAATTGCAAGATATATACTCTCATCTCGAAGTTTATAAATATGAGTGGTGCAACGATTTTTCTCACAAGCGTAATTTTTTGGCTGAAAAAGTTAAATCTAACTATTACTTTAGGATTGACTGCGATGACGACATTACTAATCCAGAGAAGATTAAAGATGTTTTTAATAAAATGGTTATTCATAATGTGGATATTGTTTATTTTCACTATGACTACTCTATGGATGTTGATGGAAATATTGATGCCGGACATTGGCGTGAGAGCATTATAAAGAAACGTCCTGATATTTATTGGAAAAAAACAGTACATGAGAATGTGTTTATTGAAGATCAGAATAAATTTAAAGGGATTAAAGATGACAGCATAAGGATTATTCATAATATTACAGAAGGCCACGCAGAAGCATCAAGAGACCGCAATTGGAAGATACTTGTAGAAGAATACCGACGGGACAAAGAGAATACAGACCCTAGAACTATTGCATATCTTGGAAGGATGCTTATTGGTATCAAGAAATACAAAGAAGCAATTAAGTTCTTAGAGTTATTGGTTAGCAAATCTGGTTGGGATGATGATAAATATTTTGCTTATGTTCATATGAGTCAGTGCTTTCAGAATCTTGGAGATATGACATCAGCTATTGCGTCTTGTAATGAGGCGCTTGCTATCAAACCAGAGTTTCCAGATGCTTACTTACAATTAGGTGTTATTTATATCGCTAAAGAGGATTTTAAGAAGGCTGTTAATTGGTTAGAAATTGGTGCTAAAAAAAGTGTTCCAGATACTTTATTTGTTCTTGATTTAAGTACGTATGGTTATCGCATGAACATGAATTTGGCTATTGCTTATTTTGGATTAGGCGATTATGAGAAAGCATGGGATTATTTCTTAAGGTCTAAGAAAGATGCGCCAAATAATGAGTTTGTTATCCATAATGAAAAGATGTTCCAAGAAGGGTATGAGAATGATAAGTATATCAAGAACATGATGTGGATTGTTCAATATACTAAGGATAAAGACCCAGAGCAGTTAAAAAACTTGGTTAAGGCATTACCTAAATCAATGATGAAAGATGAGCGTATTATTCAGTTAAAGAATATGTACGCAGAGCCTATTAATTGGGATGAAAAAAGCATTGTTATTTACTGTGGGCCAGCATGGGAAGATTGGGCTGCGCCAAGCGTATTAACAGGTATTGGCGGGTCTGAAGAAGCGGTTGTATATTTGTCTAAAGAACTTAATGCTTTAGGGTATAAAGTGACTGTATATTGCTCTTGTGGTCTGTTTGCAGGGGTATATGGGAATGTTGAGTACAAAGAGTATTTTGAGTTCAATCCTAGAGATAGTTTCAATATATTAGTTGCTTGGCGACACAATATATTTGTAGGAGATATTAAGGCTAAAAGGCGATTAATATGGCTACATGATGTTCCTAGTCCAGATATGTTCCCTAAGGATAGTTTAGATAAGTTCGACAAGATAATAGTATTATCAAAATATCATCGTTCTTTATTACCTGATTATATTCCAGAAGATAAAATTTGTGTCAGTTCTAATGGTATAAATGTCAGTGATTTTGATAATATATCTGAAGAACCTAATCCACATAGAATGATATACACAAGTTCGTATGATCGGGGGCTTGTTAATTTATTATTAATGTGGGATAAAATTAGAGAAGAAGTTCTTGATGCTACGCTTCATATATTCTATGGATGGAATACATATGATGCAATGGTAGCTAAGGGGTGTAGGAATCCTGATTTTAAACAACATATGCTTAAATTAATGGATAAACCAGGAGTATTTGAGCATGGTCGTATAGGTCAAAAGAAGTTAGCAAAGGAGATGGCTAAGTCAGGTGTTTATGCTTATCCTTCATTCTTTGAAGAAATATCTTGTATTTCAGCAATGAGGGCGCAAGTTGCAGGTGCAATACCAGTAACAACAGATTATGCAGCATTAGCAGAAACCAACAAATATGGGATTAAAGTCCCAGGTAAGGCTGGTGAAAACAATGATGCGTATGTTAAAGAACTTATTGGATTGCTTAAAGACGAAAATCGTCAAAAAGAAATGCGTGAAAAGATGGTTAAAAACAAAGAGGAATTTAGTTGGAGTAAAGTTGCGAGACAATGGCAAAAGGAGTTATTTTAGTGAAAAGCGTCGTTGTTTTAGGTGGAGAAGGAACTGTTGGAAGCGCATTTAAGGATTACATAAGACTTCCAAGAAGGCAATGCGATATAACAGACATATGCTCAATAAGAGATATGGTTACTAAGTATAGACCATATTATATTATAAACTGTGCTAGTATCGTTGGTACTCAACGATGTGAAGATAATAAAGAATTGGCTTATGCTGTTAATTTAGGTGGAGTTGTAAACTTAATATCAATATGCAACAGATTTAGTATAAAGTTGATTCATATATCTACTGTATATGCAAGTGATGATAATGCTTACTGTAGTAGTAAGTTATTAGCAGAAGAAGTTATAAAAAGGACTTCAAATAATTATCTTATTGTATCTCTTCCGTGGGTATTTAATGAAGATGACGATAGTTTTATATCTAATTCTATAAAAAGTACTGTTTATTTATATGATGATGAGATTGGCTTTCTTGCATATGCAAAAGATGTTGTGTCTTTTATAAAGAAAAATATAGAAATGGTTGGTTGTATCAATTTAGCAAATAGAAGGTGTCTAAAAAGAAAAGACGCTTTGTGTGAACTTAGTATTTTATTGGATAGGAAGATAGACTTTAAAACAAAAGATAGAAGAATAAAAATGCCAAGTATTATGAATAAAGATTTTTTCTTTATGAGGTCATGGCAAGAAGCATTGAAGGAGTATGCAGATGGCATTAGGTCAATGCAATCCACAATCTAAGTTATTATGGCATTTTAGCAGGGTAGTTGAGTGGGAAAAAACAGGAGATACTTCGCCTATCCTATTCGAGATAGACCCATCTAACAAGTGTAACCATGATTGTCCGTGGTGTTCTTTTTCTAAACTACGTTCAGAGAATAAGGATATGCTTTGTTGGGATACGTTGAAATCAATGTTAGATAGCATGAAAGCGATGGGAGTTAAGGCTATTAACTGGACTGGTGGGGGAGAACCATTACTTAATCCTGAAACAATCAAAGCTATTCAATATGCTAAGGAAATAGGTTTAGATCAGGGGATATTTACCAATGGACAGCTAATGACCCAAGAAAAAGCTGATATTATGGCTAAATGTATGACTTGGGTAAGAGTATCGTTAGATGGTTATAATTCGGAAAGTTATGCGTGGAGTCACGGAACATCAGGAGTTGCTTTTTATAAGGTATTAGCTAATTTAAAATATTTTGCATCAATACAGGATAGATGCACATTGGGAATAGGTTTTATACTCCATGAGAATAATTATCAAGGGATAACAGAGATTGCTCATACAGCTAAAGACTTAGGAGTTGATTACATACAGTTTAAACCTGAAATACGTCGGCCAGGTATACCACAGGTAGACCCTACATTCTTTAAAGAAAAGATATTCCCTCTATTAGAAACAGCAGAGAAACTATCAACAAATAAATTCAATGTAATGATAACTACATATCGTTTTAACGATGTATTATCGCCGGAGACTAATTATGGCAGGAACTACAAGAAATGTCTTTCTCACTTCTTTCAGGGCGCAATTGGGGCGGATAGTAAAGTATATTTATGCGACCACCATAAAGGAGAAAAGGAATATGAATTTGGTAACCTTAAGGAAAATACGTTACAGGAAGTGTGGGATAGTTCGAGAAGGAAAGAAGTAATAAAGTTTCTGGATAGTACGGATTTAAGTCAATGTCAGGCGTGTTGTCGAAACCATGAGACTAATAAGTTTCTATGGAATATTAAAAATGTAAGGACGGAGATGCACCCGAATCATATATGATAAAATTGAACTCTGTGACGCTTGCTCTTAATGATGAGGATACAATAGCTGGAACAATTAACTGTTTAAAGCCATTTGTTGATAGACACTTAGTTTTAATTAGTGAAAAAAGCTATTATGGTGATGTACTAGATAATGGCGAAACAGAGAAGGTATGCGATAAACTTGGAGTTGAAACAATTAAAGGATTTTGGAAACTAGACCATTTCCAGCGTAGTCTTGGCAATCAGATGGTATCGGATTGTGATTGGGTTATGACTCTTGATAGCGACGAGATGATTGATTCTGAGAATATGAAGAAGTTAATAAAACTAATGGAAGATGCTCCAAGTGATGTATATGCCATTGGCGTTAGACCAGAAGTATATTTTAAAACAACAGATTATGTATTACGACCAATCCCTGATTATATTCCAATAATTGCAACACGACCGTTTGTAAGATTCCCATATATTAGGAACATTGATCATCCATTTAAATTAGTTGATGATATCACTATGCACCATGTTTCTTGGGCTTCACCAAAGGATGTTTATAAGAAGGTTACTTGTTACGCTCATGCAACAGATTTTGATGGGAAGAATTGGTATGATAAACATTATAAAGATGTTATTCCTGATAATAATAAGACGATAGAGTTGCCTAATTCAATGTATGTTCTTAAATATCAACCATTGCCAGAGGAGTTAAAGAGGTGCTTAAATGGTTAATTTTAATTTTCCAAGAAATCAATTCTTACCAGAGCAAGTTCCAGTAATCCATAAGTTAGTTGCTATGGCTGATGCCAAGAAAATATGCGAGATTGGTTCTTGGGTGGGTGAATCGACATCATATTGGGCTAATGCGGTAAAAGATAACGGCGGAAAAGTTTACGCAGTTGATTGGTTTAAAGGAAATATTGGTACAGGATTAGACACAATCGCTAATACTGAAGATGTTTATTCAATATTTATTAATAATATATCTGAACTTGGATTAAGAGATGTTGTTGAAGTATTCTATATGGAGTCATTACAAGCAGTTAAATTCTTCGACGATAATTCTATGGACATTGTTTTTATAGACGCAAGCCATGATTACGATAATATAAGTAAAGATATTAAAGCATGGTATCCAAAGGTTAGAAAAGGTGGGATTATTTGTGGGCATGATTGCGAGTCTAGGGAATGGGACGAGCAACATATTCATACAGACTATATTAATGGCAAACATCATGGAGTTGTAAAAGCTGTTATGGAAAGGTTCCCTAATTGTAATATTGATAATTATATATGGTGGCAGGTAAAAAATGATTGATGTTGTATTCCCTACATACATTACAAATAAACAACAGCTCGCAATGAGCATTAAGAATATAGAATTAGCAAGAAGCTGTACAAAAATCCCATTTAATCTGATAATCGTAGAGACTTGCAGTAACTATCTTAATGAATATGCTGATATTTATATCCATGAGCGTAAAAAGACAAATGCTACTATGAGTATAAATAAAGGATTTTATTGTTGCGATGGCGATAAAACTGTGCTATTAACTAATGATGTAGGAACTAGCGAAGGATGGCTAGAGGCTCTTTTAGAGTGTTTCGATAAAAAGAAGGATTGTGGCGTATCCACATTAGCATCTACACAGTTCTCCCATACTCAATGCGATAAGATTGAGGAAGGAATATGGGGATCAGTGTTTATGATTCCAACATTATGGGCGGAGTTTGATAAGAATTACGTCAATAGTTGGGATGATAGCGACCTATGGATGCAAGTATATAGTCGTGGATACAAGATGTATCGAAACTTCAAATGCGTTGTTGAGCATAACCCAGGACAAACGCATTATCAAGACCCGCAGCACCAAGTAAATTACGAGAAGAATCGCTCGTATTTTACCAACAAATGGATAGATTCTAAACTTCCATTATATCAAATCTTAACAAAAGGCTACGTTGTATGATAAATCGCCTGTTCACCACGATAGTAAATAATATTGCTAGCAACGTCCAAGACACATCTTCTGCGATGCAGACTATTATCAAAAGATATGCTAATGATTCTTATTTTGACATATTAAAGCGTGTTAATTTTGAGGAAATCGACGACGATTATAGTTTTAATACAGTAGCAGGAACTAAAGACTATATTCTTCCTAGAAATTTTGGGAAAGAAGTTTATGTATATGATGCTACTAATAAGATTGAAATTCCTGGCGTATCATTACAAGAGTTAATAAATTTAAATTCTGCAGATTTAGAAGCAACTGGCAATATTCAAAAATATGTCATTCTAAATAAACCTGTTAGGCTACAACCAACATCCGCATCAACATTATCGGTAGTTTCTTCTAGCGCATCAGATTCATCTCAAACAGTAGCAATTAAGTATCTTGATAGCAATGGTATAGAAATTTACGAGACAGTTACCCTGACCGGCACGACCCCTGTAGTTACCTCTGGTTCTGCGGTAGAAATCCTCAGTATTTCTAAATCTGCTGTTTCTGTCGGCAGGATAACTGTTACAGCTAATGCGGGAGCCGTAACGGTGGCCGTCCTGGCCCCTGCCGACTTAGCTTACTTTGTAAGTGCTGTTAGATTTCATTATACGCCAAATGGTGTAGTCACAATAAATATGCCATTTATTAAGCGTCCATACCCATTATATAACGATTACGACCAACCAATCATAGACTGTGCTGATGTTATTGAACTTGGAGCTACGGCTATGGCATGGAGATATAAGAGGCAATTCTCTAAGGCACAAGAATATGAAAGATTATATAATGTTGCCTTTGATACGCTTGTTTGGGATAAAGAGAACAGTTTTAATAAAGTAAAAACTACTATTCCTAAACCATATAGCAGGGAAGATTATTAATGGCTTCTGATGATAAAGAACTATATTTTATACGTAAAGACGCTTCCGGCGGTCAGAATAACCGTATACATGGTTCTAATATAGGCGATAATCAAGTAACTGTGCTTCTTAATGCTGATATTGGAACTCCATATCAAACATCTAAACGCCCAGGTAATACGCTTGTAGAAGATGTCAGTAATAACGCTGGTACTGGTATATTAGGATTTGAACCTGATGGGGGTACTAATCAACTATTGATTACAGAAGGAACAAATCTTAGGTCATGGCCTGGAAGCGGGACTTTCACAACTAGAAAGTCAGATTTTACAACAGGGTTAAGAACAAAGATTATCAAGGTTGGGCAAAGCGGTCAGAATGATATTGTGTTGATTTCTAATGGCACAGACAATGTATTTGCTATGACTCAAGGGTATTCATTTTCTGACTTAGGAGATACTAATACATCTCCCCCAAAAACTAAGGTAATGACGTATTATAGAAATAGGGTATTTGCTTTAAAATCAAACTTATTATCATTTTCTGATGCCTTCCCTTCTGATTATTCAACTGCTTTTGATCGTACAACCAATGCGTTTAGGATTCCTGTAGGTTCCGAAAGGGCGGTTCTTGGTGTACGTGATTTAGGTCTTATTATAATGGGGAGTGAACAGATTTGGGGTCTTAATCCATCTTCAACTCCATCAGCAACAGATTTGCCAGAAAAGATATTAGATACAGGATGCGCTTCTGGTGAAACAGCGGTTCAAGTTGGGGATGACGTATTGTATTTGGCTTACGATGGTGTTCGTGGTGTTTTCCGTACTCAACAAGATAAATTACAATCAGGGGCAAGTTATCCATTAAGTTATGTATTAAAAGAAGAAGTAGAATCTATAAACTGGACTCAAATTGATAAGGCTTGTGCAGTATACTTTGACAATAAGTATTTTATTAGTTTGCCAGTAGATAGTTCATCTTATAACAATGAAGTATGGGTTTATTATCCAGCAACACAAGGTTGGATGGTAATTACAGGATGGAATATTGCCGCTTTTTCAAAACTAAAGGTTAATGGCGAAGAACGTCTTTATGGTGTAGATTCTACCGATGGCTCAGTATATAGATTATGGAATGGTTTTTCTGATAACGGTACTGCTATTAATTATCAAGAAGAAGGCCGAAAAGAAGATATGGGACAACCGCTAGTTACAAAGACTGGCGGGGTTTATAAGCTACGAGCATTTGGAGCAGGAAGTTATGATGTTAGTGTATATGTTTCGATTGATGATGGGGATTATACACTATTAGGAACAATGAGTTTAGATGCTGGTGGTTTAACTTTGCCATTTACATTACCATCAACATTATCATCAATAATGATTTTAGAGGAACAATTTCACTTAGACTCTCTTGGCCCGTGGAGACAGATTAGATTTAAAATACAGCACAATGACTTAAACGGTAACGATAATATCATCTTCTATGACAGGGTACTAACAACTTATGCCGACGAATATCAATCAGAATGATTTAAAGCAACTTGAGAAGGATTTACAATTAAGCGCAGTACGTACTTCTAAGGTATCTGATGCTAAGAATATATTTAAGTCCGATGAAAGAGAGAAGGCGTTATTTAAAAGATATCGCAGGAAAGTAAAAATAACAGTTAGTTATGAACTAGATGGTAAAAATATTAAAGAACTTACGCAACAGTTCCAATCAGAAAATAATAAAGTTTATTCATTAACGGAATATTTTAAACCAGACCAAACAACTGATTATTGTTTGCTCTGTTGTCGTCGCAATGAAAAGAATTATGAGTATAAATTTGATAGATTTTTAGATGCCGAAGTATCGCTTATTGATATTATGGCAGAGGAATAAATATGGCAACTCTTTCAAAAGGACAGGTGTTTGGGGCAACAGAACAAGTAACTAATACAAAGCTACACAATTTAGTTGATTTAGGAAGTATTACAAATATTGTTGATGCTGATTGTTCTGCTGCAATGAATTTACAGGATACTAAATTAGCGCAGATTACAACTGCAAGTAAAGTATCTGGTTCCGCCATATCATTTCTACCAAGTATACCGTCGGGTGCAGGGTTATTACCATTTGCTAATATACCAGTATTAGGTACGTCTTATGTATCGTTAGTATCTATTCCAAATGCGTCATTACTACCACTCACACTAACATCATGGGTTGATGGTAGTGCAATGCGTAATATCCAGTCTATGCCTTCATTGGCAGGGCAGTTATCTTGGTATTCTATTTGTGGATCATTAGCAAGTGGCGGTTCTCCAATATTTAATGGTGTTGATAAGTTTATTGGGGGTAATTCAGCAGTACCATTTTCAGCAGGTAATTATTTTGTTGCTGGTAATTTTGCAGAAGGAACAATGCAGGGAACTTCTCCGGCAAAAGTACAAGAGATTTATATACCTAGACCTGGAACACTTAGAATAAAATTCTCTATTGCTAAGGCTGGAGGAACTACAGTATTTGGTCAAATATATCGCAATGGTTCTGCTGTTGGAACTTTACAATCAACAACAACATCTACAGGAACACAATATTCTGAAGATATTTCAGGTTGGTCAGTTGGTGATTTATGTCAGTTATATGTATATAATTCAAATGGCGCACAAGACACAAATGGCATCGAACTTTCTTTATTTGAAGGAACACCAATAACAGCTGAAGTTAATCAAAGTACATATGCACATCCTAGAGATTATATTGGTTCTTCTACGCCATCAAGTCGATGGACAGGATTAGGGAATATTGGGGATACATTTAGAGTAAGCACTGGTGGTGCTTCTACTACATTATATGTGAAAACTGCGGCATCAACATGGACGGCGAAATAATATGGCTACATTAGGTAAGGGGCAAACATTCGGCGCAACAGAGCAGATAACAAATACTAAATTACATAATCTTGTTGATTTAGGTAGCATATCTGGAATTGTAGATGCTGACTTATCCGCAAGTGCGAATATTGGAAATGATAAGTTAGCACAATTAACAACCTCTGCAAAAGTTTCAGGTTCAGCACTTACTAATTTAGCAAGTATCCCATCGGGTATTGGAACTGTTCCTAAAACACTTTTTGTTACATCACTTGCTTCTGGAGCAACAATACGATGGAATGGGAGTATGGGATGGTATGCGAGCATGACGTAATAAGTTTTATTAAAGATAATATATTTGAATATGCTAAATTAAATGATAGCGATATTGCAGATATAGTATTAGAGCATATTAAATATGGCACATATGACGAGATGCGCCATAATGGGAAGATAATAGCAGTTGTTCGTTATAATATTGATGGCCCTACAGCAGAAATATTAGATTTAATTATTGCACCTGGATATAATTCATTATATATTATGCGTAGGTTCATCGT